ATTGCCTGTCGACACTACGATCGCGCCACCACTCGGTTCGCCATCGCTGATTGCCGATATGCCGCCAGAGTTGCTGCCCACCGTTGAAATATTTGCTATTGAAGTAATATCAACTGAGCCAGCATTGACCACGTTTATTCCGGGAGAATTGATTCCAGAGGTAATAATTTGAAATTGTCCCGCATCGACACTGGCGGATATTGCATTATTTAAAAACACTTGCCACTGAATTCCAGAGACGTTCGAGATCGGCGCCACGTTGGTCGTCAACGAGCTAATGTTTAAGTTCGTCACCGAAGTCGCCGTGACTGCGACTCCTGCCGATAGGTCCCCGGTGCACGTTTCGATCTCGCCCGTGCCATTCAACGAGCACCCTGCGTGCGCGGGCTGTATTACGCCGAAGCATAGTAATGCAAGGGCGGCGCGCAACCGTGGCGGGCCAAACATCACCAGCGCTCCCTCTCTGCCGCGGGCTTTCCTCAGCACAGGGGTACCATCCGCCCATTAGGTTGCACGCGTCAAGCACCCAGGCGGCGTCGCCCAGGTTGGGCAATCGCTGCGACGCGAGCCCAGGAATCAAGTGCTCGACGATCCCGCTTTGTTTGTCATCCTGAGCAGTTCGGCCGGCTCGACATTGAGCGCCGGCGCAAGCTTCCCGATGACCTTCAAGCTCGCGTAGAACACGCCCTTCTCCAATCGGCTGAGATAGCTCCGGCTGACCTCAGCTTCGTATGCAAGGTCGTCCTGCGAGAATCATTTCGCATGCCTCAAGCGGCGCAGATTGCTAGCGAACACCTCCCACAGGTCCATGCACAAGGATGCAGGTCGACAGGAAGTGTGGCGCCCGGCCTGCCCGAGCTTCCCCGCGGTTGACGCGCTCATAGGCTCGCGCAACAAGCTAGCCAAAAGCGTCAATTGAAACAGTAAGTTATGCGAGCGTCCTGGGCGCTCACTCCGGCGCGCTATCTGGAGATATTCGTTCAGGCACTGCGCCTGCGACCCTGTCACGATGACGATACCGTGAGTTGATCTGTTGCAAACTTCGTCTGCTCGGTGATGGGTTGCTGACCCAGGCGGCGTAGATCGTCTGCGCGGCCTGGCCGACGCCGTTGTTGGAAGAGGCGGGCTTCGCCTGCGCTTGGAGCATTGCGGCGACGCTCACCTCGGTCGCGGCACGCAGGGACGGCGTGTCAGGCGAGAGATGCACGGTGTAATCGATCGGCTCCGGGATGGGGGCCACGACATAGAAGTCGCGTATGGCGACCGGCCGCATCGTCGCCAGGTATGCGGCAACGGCGGCGACGTCGCCGGCGAGTGGGAAGCCGCTCGTCGTCGGGTCGGTGGTCTGGCGCAGATCGTCCATCATGAAGCGCAGCGTGACGGTGCCCGGGCCCATTTCGAGCGGCGAGCACCAGGCTCGGGTGACGGCACCTGCAGCGCCCAGGCCTCGTAGTCGCTGGCATCGCCGCCCATGGGTGGCTTCTGGATGCGGGCGAGGACACGGACGCGCAACTCGTCGTCGGTCTCCTCGTCGGCCCCACCATCCATCGACACGACGACCGCCGACGAATCGACACCGCCGCCGGGTGGCCCTGCGACCAGCGCAAGGATGGCGCCGGCGGCGAGATTGCCGGCGGCGCCTGCCGTGTTGGCGCGTAGCGAAACGGGTGTCGGCGTTGTGCTGACGGTCGCGTCAGCCGTGGTCTGATATTGCAGCGTGGTGCCGTCGCCCGCCTGGGCGGTGAACAGCGAGCCGCTGGGCAGCACCGTGTCGGCAATGCCCGTGACCGTCGCTGATCCCGACGCGAAGGACGCGGGCTTCCGGCCTCTGTTGGGGAGCCAGATCGCCGCATGCCGGTCGAGCCACTCGGCCTCCGCCGTGTCCGGCAGGAGCTGGTCGGCGAGCCAGGCGAGATAGAGCATCTCCTGATAGGCGAGGCCGGCCGAGTTGTCGGCCATGACCCGCATCGGGCTGTTGGGCAGCAACACGCCGCGGATCGGCAGGTTGGCGACGACGTAGTCGCGGCTCTGCTTGCGCCAATCGGTGAGGCTGGGCGTCGTCCAGGGCATCGGTCAGGCTGTCCTGATTGCAAGACCACAGGTCTTCGAAACGGAGCTGGATGGCGAGCTTGGGTCCGCGATACAGGGGCACCAGCGCATCGATGCGGTTGGCACCGTTACGCGTTGCCGGGGCCTTAAAGCTCGAAGCGACGCCTGCCGTGATGAAGGGCTGGATCGCCTCGTTCAGGTAGGCCTGCACGCGCGTCGTCGTCGCTCCTTCCTTGGCGGTCGGTCGGTGATCTTGGCGCGGGAGAGCAGCCACAACCGCGTGCCGATCGGCCAGCCGGACCAGATTGCGGCGGCGTCGAGATCGCCCCACCAGCCGCGGAGATCGTCGTCATCCGGCGTCGGCAGCACGTCGTCGGGGTTGGCCCGCCGATCGGTGCCAAGCGCAACGATCAGGGCCGTCTGCAGCTGGTCGCTGTCGTCGAGCTGCCCGGCCGGGGTCAGTACCCAATCGAGCGAAATCGCTTCGTTGGTGCCGCCGAATTGGACGACGCGGATGTCCGGCATGGCCTCACGTCACTTTCCAATTGGGGGAACACGGCTCTACGATTACTGCTCCGCACGAAAGCAGACTTCCCACCCGCGCGATCGGTTGGCCTTCGCATTGCCAATTCGGCGATCCCGAGACGATCGTGACCAGGCCGTGGATCGAGCAGACGGCCCTGTCGGTAACGCGGGCAATCTTGGCGTCGCTGCAGGTCCACTTCGTTGCGCCGGATACGATCGTGCCGCCGTGGCTGTGGCTGTCGCCGACTCGAGCGACCGGCTGCTCCGTCAGGCGAGAGTTCCCGAACTGCCGGCCGTGTAGGTGATCGAGGGCGCCGTGACCGTGAGCGAGATCGACGAGACGATCACGATGCCGTTGCGCGTGATGTGCACCTTCTGGCCCTGGTCGTCGTGCAGCGCGACTTCGCCGTCCTGCAATCCGGTCAGGCTGATAGCGGCGGTCGCCCACGACGAGCAGGACGCCATGGGACCTATCGCCGCCCAGATAGGCGACGATGCCCTCGGCGGCGCCGTTCTGGTCCGGCTTTTTCGGCACCGACGTGAAGCCGTAGGGATGCACATGCTCGATCGTATCAGCCTGCTCGTCCTGGAAGACTTTGTGGTCGACCTCCTGCCATTTCTGGCTGTCGTCGGCGCTCTGCACGGTCGAGCGGGAGATATAATTCCCGATGCTTTCGGTTGCCCGAAGGCTATTGCCGCGTTGCATGGTTCTCCCCTCAGTTCGGCTGTGTCGGCGTTGCCGGGGTTGCGCCCGACGCCAGCGGACCTTGCGACTCTTGTGCATTCGCCGGAGGATCGCCGCCGAGGCCATTCGCGAGGCAGAGCGAGAGCTCCGTTTCCGTGCCGCTGGCGTCGCTCTGGCGATGTGTCACGCCGCGCAGATAGAGGTCCAATGCTGTTCGACGGAAAGAGCATCGGCGAATAGACCGAGAGCTTCTCGCCGATCATTTGGATCCACAGCGACGCATTGTCGATGAACCAGCCTTGGACGACGATGGTCACGTCGACAGATGTCGCGGCATCCTGGGCGGTCTCGTTGTTGACCACCATCTGCGCATCCTGCCGATCGCCGGTCATCGGCATGAGGAGGACTTTGCTCGTGCCCTTTTCGCCGAAGGACGTCGCCGTCGCCGATATGGCGCGCGAGTTGTCGCCATTATGGTTGTTGTTGCCGAATTGCTGGCCGTGCGCGGCATAGTTTTCGAGAACGGTCGAATTGCTGAGAACCGCATTCGCCGACTTGATGTTGCCGCCCTCGAACAGCTGAGCAACGACCTGGTCGCCGCTCGAAACCCGGGTCGCGACGACGTTGCCGTTCTCGTCGTCGCGCAGGAACAGGTTGCGCATGCGGGCAAGCCGAGCCACGGCGCCATACATGGTCTCGCCGACGTTGAGCGATACGCGCTCGAAGATCTTCTCGGCGTTGGTGGGTGGCCGCGCCGATCATAGCCGAAGCTGACGCCGACCGGTGACAGCACGGCGTTGGCGATCTGGCTGATCGATTGGTTCTTGAACTGGCCAGGCTTGGTGCTGACGCTCGATTTGACCGTCAGAATCGTGTTCGACACGATCCTGATCATGAGGCCGTGCTGTTCCGCATTGTAGGACGCTTGGCGCATCTCGATGACGCCGTCGAGCACGAGCACGCTGCCGAGCAGAACTTGCGCCGGCTGACCGACCTCGATGCGCTGCGCCCGACCTTGATCGAGACCGAGCTCGAGGATGCTGACCTCGGCGACAGAGCCGCCGTGCAGATAGGACCGGCTGACCGACACCGTCTTCCACGATGTGTATTTCTGGCCGTTGACGGTGATCGTCGCGACCTCTTGCGGCTTCGGCATGTTCCAACCCTAGGCGGACAGCGCGCGGCCGGTCTTCGGCATGAAGTAGGGATGCACGACGTGCCCTTCGGCGACGAGCTGCTCGGCCCGGGTCGGGTCGCCGTAGAGACGTTGCGCCAAGCCGAGCGCCGTGTAGGACCTGCCCACCGAATAGGTCACGAGGTTCGGCAGAGGTATCGACCTCGTCGAGAGATCGGCGATCGTCGCGGCATGCAGGGCGACCAGCGCACGGTAGACGTCGGTGTCGAGCGCGTCGGCCGCGGCAACCTCCGCATCGTCGAAAGCCGCGTCGTAGACGGCGATCTGCGCGTCGACATCGTCGCGGCTGACGAACGTCGTCGCCGCCAGGATCTGGGCTTCCTCGATCAGCGAAAACTGGATGGCGGCCGCCGCGATCCCCTGCCCGGGCTGGCCGGTCGGCGTGAGCGCGCCCGCTGCGGCCCGCAGAGCAGCAAAGCCCGCCAGCGATGCTCCCGCCTGGCGCGCCAGGTCGAAGCAATTCAGCAGCGGCGCCCCGAGGCTTCCCGAGCCGATGGTCGTTTGCGCCGATGCCGACAACGTGCCGACGGAGTAGTAGAGAGCGGCACCGGCCTGGGCGGTCTGTCCTTTGACCGCGGCAAGCAGCGGCGTCAGGACGGACTGCAAGACCGAGGTCGCCTCGACGAGTTCTGTTTTTGTCATCAGATCGAAATCGCGCTGTCGAGTGAGGTCGATACCGCCGTTGCCGCGGACTGGGCCGCCGATATTGCTGCGGATTGCGTGTCGGTTGCGGGCGAAAACGACTGGACGTCGCCGGCTTCTACAAAATTCATCTCGAACTCGGCCATCCGGCCGCGCTCGCGTCGTTCAATGACCGTGTAGGGTCCGGGATAGACATTGATCGGCCCTTGCGACGTCATGACCAGCGTGCCCGGCCCTTCGGTCTCCAGCTCCGCCATCAAGGCGTTCATCTGGTCGATGTAGTCGTCGCCGATCACATAGCCGGTGATCGTGATGCGATAGCCGCGCCGCCCCATGTCCTCGCCATAGGGCAGGTCGCGCTTGGCGAACTCGTGCTCGATCTCGCGCCGGCCCGAGATCTTCGTTTGCACATCGACGCGGAACGGCACGCCCCGGAATGAGGCCGGCAGCAGCGCGGCTTTCCAGTCTTCAGCGGCCATGGGTCACTCGCATTCGCGTTCGCCGAGATCTTGGAAAGGTGTGAACTACGGTTGACGAAGAGGCATATCGTGAACTAAATTCGCCACATGCCGATCGAGGTGCGAACGACCGCCGTTTTCGACAAGTGGCTGGCGCGCGTTGCTGATCAAAGGGCGGTCGCTAGAATTCAAGCGCGCATTGCCCGACTCGTAGACGGCAATTCTGGCGATGTGAAACCGGCCGGCGAAGGCGTTTCCGAGATGCGTATAAATTATGGTCCTGGCTACCGCCTCTACTACGTCGGGCACGGTCCGGCGCTGATCATCCTTCTGTGCGGAGGAGACAAAACAACTCAGGCCAAGGACATCGCCTCGGCTAAAGAGCTAGCAAGGGAGCTTGACGACTGATGGCTATCGAAACCACCGCTTGGGACCCTGCCGGATCTCTAGCAGCCCAAGAAGCTCGTGATGATTACCTCAAGACTTGCCTTGCTGACGCGCAAGAAGATAATTCCCCCAGCCTCTTCGCGGCCGCGCTCGGTGACGTCGCCCGCGCCATAGGCATGAGCGACGTGGCGAAGAATGCAGGACTCACCAGAGAAGCTCTTTACAAAAGCCTGACCGAAAAAGGCGACCCCAAACTGAGCACGATCCTCAGTGTCATGAAGGCGCTTGGATACACGCTTGATCTGTGTTCGTCGCGCGACAAGGTAGTCGAAGTCAAAGCGCCGACACAGACGAAAAAGCGCATTCCAAAAAGCGTCACCCCGCGATCTGCGGTGCCGATCCCTAGGCCAAAAACGAAGCGAAAATCGGTCCCTGCCTAGGATCTCCCGGCTAAACCATTTCAAACTGTCACCCATCCCAGCTCGCCACCGGCAGGTTGGTGCCGCGGTTGAGCGCGACTTTCTTGAACAGGCCGCCTTCGGTCGATACGTGCGTGCGCTTGACCTCCGGCATGCCATGCAGCGCGATCGTCACGCCTCCCTGCACGTTGAGATCGCGCGCACCAGGCTGGGCGCCTGCGCCGATCGCCTTGTCGATCGTTCGGCGCGCGCGCGTCAGGCGATCTTCCTCGACAGCGTTCGCCCCTTCTCTTGCCCTGCTTGCGCCGATTGCGGCCGCCGGCAACTGATCGGTTCGACGGAAGAGCAACTCGTTCAAGGGCATCCAATGGTGGCCGACCTTGCCGACTTGCGAGCGGCCGGGGCCCGCTCCGATGGTCGTGTCGAACTCGTTGCCGGCGGTGATGTCGACGCCCGGCACGCCGTTCTTCCAGACGATCTGGCCTGTCGACACCAGCCCGACATGGTGGCCCGAACGGTAGAGCGCGACATCGCCTTTCTGGATCTCGCTCGGCGCGACCCCGTGTCCCCAGCGGGCGAAATCGGGCGCCCAAAGCGTGCCGGTACCCTTGATGCCCTCGTGCCCCAGCGCCGCATTGACGAAGCCGGCGCACCATGCGGCGAGGTGCGGATCCATTCCGACGCCGCCGGTGCGCAGAAATTGCCGGATGGCGACGTTGTCGCGGATTTCCTGCTTGTCCATCAACTTCGCCATATCGTCGACGGCGGCCGCCTGCGTCCCGCTCGACGACGGAAGCCCGCCCGGCACCTTGCCGACGGCTGCGGCCACGTTGCGGGCATAGAGCTCGGGGTCGTTGTTGCCATGGCCGCGCGGGGCGTAGAGCCGGAACGCATCCCCTATGCTCATCCCGTGATAGCGGTGGCTCTTGCCGAAAAGCAGGTCCTTGAGCGCCTCCCGCCCCGCCGCCGGCGTCGGGAAGCTGGCGATGTGTCCGGGCTGGCCGGTGCCACCGAAGGCGGCCATCCAGGGCGCATACATCATGTTGCCGGGATTGTTGCCGGTTCGATTGGCCTCCTGCCGTGTCACGGCATTGAGGAAGGCTTCTTGCTGGGCGCCGTTCAGGCTGTCGAGCGTCGTCTGCGTGGTGACGTCCGATGTGCCCGGACCGCCCGACGGCACCGTCGGCTGTTTCACCGAGACCCGCGGCGGCACGACGAGCCCGTTGAACCTGCCTCCCGACGGACGATTGCCGAATGGCGACGGCGCGCCGGGCGGCGTGACCGTCCCTGCACCGGGGCCGCCCGATGGCACCGATGGCGGCGTAACCACGGCCGGTGGCTCGGCCGAAGTTCGCGGTACAACGAGCCCGTTGAACCTACCGCCGGAGGGGCGATTGCCGAATGGCGACCCGGGTGCCATCGTCGTAACCGCTCCGGCGTTGTAGGACGCCTGTTGGACGGATGGTGTCGCCCCGAATGGCGCTGCGGCGGCCGCTGGGTTCGTAAGGGCGAAATCCTTCAAAGCGTCGATGACGCCGGATTCGACGGCATCATGGAAGGCGCCCGAGGAATCGATTAGCCCGAGCTTGACGCCTTCGCGGAAAGCGAATGGCAACTGCCCAGGTCCGCGGGCGCGCGAAGCCTCCGGGTCGCGGCGATCATCCTGTTCGTGCCGGTAGGCCCGTTCGACCAAAGTCGGGTCAAACCGTATTGGGCTCGAGCCGGCAGAAGCGGCATTCTTTCCGGCCTGCGTCTCTTCCCAGAATTCCCGGTCCACCGAACCCGTCGGGCGAGGCCCCGGGCCGTTGCCTGCGTAAACTCGCAACTGCGGAGTTGGATCGTATTGCTGAACGGCATAGGGCCGATTCGTCAGATCGGTGAAGGCGCCGGCTCGGCGGTTCTCCCGACCGTATTCCTCGGTACCGGGCAGCAGACCCAAGGCCCTCGCATCCGAAACGCTTCTCTCGGATGCGAGGGGGCCCGCGATGCTCGAGCCGCCCGGCGTCGCTCGCTTGACAGCTTCCCCGGCGGCGAGATCGTCCTGCTCCTTGCCGCGGAAGTACGGCAGCAGGCCGAGAGCCTTTCGCTGCTCGGCGTTCTTGGCGAATTTCGGATTGCCGACGGTGTCGCCGACGGCGTCCTCTTTGAGGACGTCATAGGCGAGCTTCAGCGCCAAGGCCGCGGCCGCGGTGCCGGCGAGCAGCACCATGTTGGCGCGCAGCGGGCCGCTCACCGTGTTCAGGGCACCGGCAAATGCGGTCAGCGCCGTCGCATAGCCGAGGAACGTGTCGGCGATCTTCAGCGCGATCAGGCCCTCGACCACGTGGCCCCAGCCACCCAGGGCCTGGGCGAAATCGTTCAGGACGCGCGCCACCGCGCCGATACCGTCGGCGAGGCCTTTCCAATCGACGTTTTCCAGGAACTCGAGCACGCCCCGGATGGCGGCGGCGATCTTGTCCCAGTTGCGATCGAGGAAGGTACCGAGCTCGTCCTGCATTCGGCTGATGACCGGCAGGACGTTCTCGAAGATCTTGTTCAGGTCGGTCGAAAACCTTTCGGACAGGTTGTTCCAGGATTTTTCCCAGGCCTGCGACGCGGCAACCAGCGCATCGGACACTTTTTCGGATCCGCGCTTCGATTCGATGATCGCGGCTTCGAACTGCTTTCGTGTGGCCGTCCCCAAAATGCCCTCGTCCTCGCTGCCGAAGCCGAGTGCCGAGAGACGGGCGCGCTTGACCGGATCCTTGATCGAATTGAGGTAGCGTTCGAATTCCTCGACGGCCTCCGGATAGGACTTCATCTGCCGCAGCAGAGCATCTTCCTTCGGATCGTAGTCGGCGAGCGTGTTGTGCAGATCGCCGAGGCCGAGCTTCAGGTCGCGGAACGACTGCTTGAACCGCGACAGCGCCGCATCGGCCTGATCGGCATTGATGCCGAAGCTGCGGAAGAGCGCTTCCTGGTCCTTGATGAACTGGACCGGGACTTCGAGCGTATCGCCGAGACGCTTGAGATTGGCGATCGATTCACCGGCGTGCCTGGCGCCTTCGACGACGCCCGCGAGCGCACCGCCGAGCAAGAGCGCGCTCAGGCCGACCGCCGCCATGGCCGGCTCGACGACACGTTTCAGGCCCTCGCCCAACTGGCGCGCCTGCTCGCCGACGCGCTTGAACGCCTCGGCCTGGTCCTTCAGCCGCTGCTGGCTTTCGCGGTTGGCGACGTCGGCGACTTGCTTCTTGAGCCGCCCGAGCGGCTCGGAGAACTTGTCGATGACCGACGCTTCGAGGACGAGCGCTTCAGGCATCCGGGCTCATTTCTTCCAAAAGCTCGTTCGTGACGCGCAAGATCTCGTCGATCACGCGCGCCGGATAGGGAAAGAATTGCGTCGGGCTGCAGCGATAGAGCAGTCCCAGCCGACAGCAGTCCTTCAGGGAGCCGTCGGCTAGGCCGGCAGAAAAAAACTCTGCAGCGCCCAGCACGCGCTGACGAAATCCCGCGGCGCGAGCTGTTTGACCGACGACGGTGGAACGCCGCCGAGGAGAGCGATCATCGCGCCCATGCGTTTGTCGTTGAACGAAATCTCGGGCGTCTTGTTGTCTTCGCGGAAGCTCAGATGCACGGGATTGCCGACGTCCATGATGTCGCCCGCGGTCGGTCGCCGGCAGACGATCCTGGTGATTTCCTTGCCGTGGGCCGTG